ATACTCACTATATCAAAATCAATGACATTATTCTCGCCATCTTGTGTTATATCTAAACTACCACCATCTGTTTGATCATCTACTGTTAATGTCAAATCATTTGCTCTAACTGGACTAGTCACGGCTGATAACGTAAGTAAGAACGCCATTAGAAACAACAAAAGGAGATTTTCTTTTAATATCTTTACGATCATATTTTGTTTTATCCTTTACTACCCTTTTTCTATATTTAGGTGTTCTTAGGTCTTTGGCTATTGGGTTCTGTTTCTTCATTTTTTTCTTTTGTTTTCTTTTTCATTGCATTGATATAACTTCTATATACAGCAGCCTCTGCTGTTTTCCCCATAACTCTTGCTCTTTGTTCCATTGCAATTGCAGCTTGTATCTTATGTGCATGTGCTTTACCAGAATTTTTAATCTTGTTTACACTTGCTTTTGCTGTTGCAACATCTTTAAACCCTAGACCTTGTATTGTGCCTTTAGGGTTTTCGTCTGTGTACAAATCACTATGTTTATCTGAACCTGCAGGTTGACCTTTCTTTCTAGGTACTCTTTTTGCTTCAGTAAACTCTTTAAATGATTTCATTGTATTTGTAATATATTAATTTCGTTTTCTTGACCTAATAGTTCGAAATCATACATTTCAAACTCACCTTGTATAATATTTAGTATATATCCATACTCTTTATCTAATCTTAATTCAATATATGCACCAGAGGCGTCTTCTCGTATCCATACCCATTGTGGATCTTCATCTAAGATAATGACACCAGTCTCAGCATTTTTACCTAAGAATATACCATCAGTTGATTGTTGTTTATCAAACTCGTTTCTCATTTGTTTTGCAAGTTCTTCATTGATCTGATCAAGTATATCTGCCAAGAAATTTTGTTGTAAAAAATCTATATCTAAACCTGTTACATATAAATCTTCTTCTTCCTCTAAGTAGTCAACTTCTAAATCATCAAATTGTAAAAAGTCTAGGTCTAATGCGTCTGCAACTTCTTTTAATTTATCTTCATAGTTTTCTTCTTCTAGTTTTTCTGGTTTTGCAACAATCAACATGTTATTAATCATGTCTAATTCTAAATCTAATTTTACAGGTGGTGATGGTGGATTGACTGGTGAGTTTACTTGTGTTGCTTGAAATGCTTGATTAAGTATAATTTGACCTGCGTCTGTTTCTACACTAATCTCACCAACTAAACAATTACCTGCTACATCACATGATGGTAATAATATAATTGTACTGCCACCTAGTTCATCTATTGTCATTGTAAAGTCTGTACCACGAACACCTATGGTTGCTGTAGGTGTTGTTATCTTTATATCTTGTCTTGAATTTTTTGCAATTTGTCCTGAGGCATATCTTATAGTACCAAGTTTTGCTTTGAGTGAAAGTTTACCTGTTTTGGTATTAGGGTCATAAACAAATTCATCTATGACAAGTTTACTGTGTTGGGTAACATCTACTCTAGTATCATCAAGAAATAATATACCAACTTTACCATTGCCTGTTTTTACTGTATCAAATTGTTCTATTGATGTTTCTTCTTCTAAAAGAATATTTGTGTTGCCGTCTTTACGATCAACAACACCGTTGCCTTCTATCTGGTCAACGTTTCCTATGCTGGCCCAAGAAGGACCAGCATAAAATAATATTAATATTATTGTTGTCCACTTAGTCAGTTTGCGATATGTCAATATCATGGTTGTCACCAACAGTTGTCAAGTTTATTATGTTATCATAAACACCACTTTGTGTGATATCTACGTCTGCGATTGAACCAGTATGGCTGTGAACTAAGGTGTGTCCGTTTACATCACCATTACCATTTATGTCAATTAAATAATTATTTGTATCACCGTTTACAGTTAAAGTTAAGATAGCTGAAGTACCATCAATAGTGGCAGCAACAACGTTGCTATCACTTCCTGAGGCACCTGTTATACTTACAGTAGCATTTGCAGCGTCAGCAGTCTCACCAATATCAATATCTATATCGTTACTACTACCTGCCCATACAATGGACGCTGTAGCAGTAGCACATGAGGAACCTGTCCCTGCGCTATCACAATTGAAATCAATATCGTTTGAGTTACCAGTCACATTAAATGTTCCTGTAAAACTTGCACCGTTTACGTCAAACTTTAAAACGTTACTATTACCAACTTGATCAATGTCGATAGTGGTAGTTGCACCAATCACGCTTGAAGCGGTTGTACTATTACCAACAGTATTGTTTTGTCCGTCTTGGGTAATGTCGAGGTCTAACGTAGCACCTGATTGTGTCACATAGATATCATTTGCCATTACCGGTAAGGTAAACAATATTAACAATGCGATTATTTTAGCGTACATTTTGTTACTCCTCTATTTTAAATTGCCATAATTCCTTTTCAATACCTTCATGTATCATATTAAAGATAGCATGTTCTATTGTAGTTCTTATGGCGTAGTTAACAGGCTCATTAGTTGCGACACCTGTTTCGATTTCAAGGGCCTTCGTACTCATGTCAAGGAACCTGAATACATCACCACCACTTGAATATGACGCTATCGTTTTCGTTGCTGATACTGTCATTAGGATTTCTCCTGTTTGTACTGCAACTATACGAAGCGAAACTGTTACTTGGTCTGTACGATATTGTTCATTTACACCTAATCCAAAATATCTTGCACCAACACCACCAGATGTAATATTGGAATCATATCCTACAATACCACCCTCTATAATAAGTCCTGCAAACTTTAGAGGTTTTAATTGATTTTTTACATCACTTTCTCCATCATATAATTCTCTTGTTGATCTGATTAATTGTCTTTCTTTAATAATCGAATCCAAACCTTGTCTTTCTAAAACTATAAACCATGGATTATAACCACCTACTGCTTTCAAAGCATTGATAACCCAAACTTCAGCACCTTGTGTTACTGCTGTTGATAACTGACTAAATTTTTGACTTGGTTTTCTTTGACCTGTTCTATCAGGAAAGTTATAAACTGCAACAGTAATTTGTGCTTGTCCTAGTTCAGGTATTTTCTCTAATCTTTTCATGGTATCTGTTTCCATGGTGTATGGTGTGTCACCTTGGTAGAAACCATTTTCATTAAGTCCTTTGTTTGAAGCACAGCCACCCAGCATACACATTAAGGCCATCGCAATGGCGATTTGTGGTATTCCTAATTCCATATTAAAACTTAAAGTCGCCTACAGGTACTGACATTACTGTCGTTGAACCATCTGGTGATGTAATTGTTAATGTGATTATTTCTGTGGTTGCGTCTTTAACCCAGTAGATTGTAGAACCTTCTACTTCCGCTGTACCACTTGATGGACATGTACCAGAACATTCTGTCCCGAACATATTATCTACTAACTGTTTTGATAAATTAGCATAAATTCTACTCTCTACGTTTTTAATAAACTTATTGATTGTAGTATTGTTTTCTAAACGAGCCGCTGCAGCTGCCGCTGACTTAGCGTCATCTGATACGTTCTTCTCTCTACTATATCTTAATTGTTCAAGTGACAGTACATGTGTACTGTATCCACTTCCTGAAAAAGAAGGATTTTTAAAATCGTGTGTTAATTCGCTTGCGATACTAGGTGTCGAATACACATAAAATAATATTCCTAGCACCAAAATTTTTAGTGCTTTCATACTATTATTTATAATAACATGTAGTCTAATATTGCAACAGTAGTAAAAGTTAATAGTATAATTGTTCCTACTATTATGCCGTTAGTCTTCATTATTTGCAGGTAATTTTTCTGCATTTTTACGCTCTCTTGAGCCAATTCTTTTTTCATTTTCTCTCATTTCTAATACAGTATTAAGTTTTGATCTTAAACGTATCAAGTCATTATCTAGCATTCTAATTCTATCAATTAGCGCTATGGTAGTAATCTGTGCCTTATCTAATTTTTCAATTATTTGTCCTGTAACATAATTGTAAATAAAGTAAATAAACCAACCCATGGCAATTGCCGCTACTGTGGCAAATCCATATTGATTTAACATTTCTACAATAGGTGATGTTACTTCAACTTCTATCATCTTTATCTTTTTCTAATTTTGCTAATAATGTCATTACACCTAAACTAATAGGTAATGCTATTAACAAAAATAATATAGCATGTTCAATAGTCCACATTAGTCTTTCCTTGCGTCCTCTTTACCATCTGATCTAGATATTCTATCTAAATCTGGTCTTAACTGTAAGGCACTTGATATTAGTATATCTAGTTTTATCATGTCGTGGTTCATTGTCTTAATACGATTGTCTAAAGCAGATATTAACATGGTAATTGTTGCAACTTGTCCTACAACACCCGAGAGTATGTATTTAAGGATGATGTAAATAAAAAGACCCATTACCATAGCAGCGGCAACGGGTAGTCCAAAATCAACTAGTATTGTAAAGAATAGATCCATGTTCTATTTATATGAGCGCCTCAGGAAGAGGCGCCCAATCTGTTAGCGAACAGGAGAGAGTATTAGTCGTTAACTAATTTACTAAAGTAATTCATAGTATCGTCCTCATCATTACTAGGGGAGGTATCTGATTGAGGAGGTTCACTTACTTTAGGCTCACTAACTGGTACCTCAACAGCACTTACAGGTGGGATATCTATCTCGTCTGCTGTTGTGGTTTTTCCTGTACCATAAACTACTTTTTCAAACTTGGCTTTCAAGTCGTCATATGATTTGTAGTTCGTGGTAGCAGAAAACTCTTTTAATGGTAATTGGTTTTTCCACAATTCTTCTATTTGTTCGTCCGTATCTTTTACTCTAGATGGACCTTCAAATTCAGATTTGTCGTAGTTCCAATAACCATCAACTTTTCTAATTTTTAACTTGAAGTTAGCACCTTCCCAAAAATCAAATGGGTTGATTGCTTTTTCATCAGCAAACTCAGGTTTCATTGCTTCAGTAATCTTATCAAAAATTTTCTTACCAAATTTATATAAGAATGTTCTACCTTCATTCTCCGGGTGTGCCGGGTCTGAAACTATAACTATGTTAGTAAAGTAGGAAAGTTTTCTTTTTCTTTTTCTGGCGATCTCTTTATCTGCCTCGGAACCAGTATTCCATAGTTTAGAATTTTCTTCACTTACTGGATCTTTTTGACCAAGTGTGGTCAAACTATTCTCAATATACCAACCACCAGGTCCTTGAAAGGCATGAGACCAAACTCTCGCCCAAGGTAATTCTTCTCCTTCTACGGCAGGTAAAAAACGAATTACTGCATAACCATTACCAGTTTTATCTAGTTCAGGTTTCCAGAATCTATCGTCACTTGATGAATTTTTGTTTGTTGTTGGGGATGTAACCTTTTCTAACTCTTTGGTTAGTTTGTCGAAGTTACCACGACTTTGTTTTAGATTTGCGAATGACATTATTTTCTCCTTTGTATTCGTTGTATTTGTATAGTGTCTATATTAGCGACAATACTATATATAAAAGTTTTTACTCTGTTCATATAAAAAGTTATCATTCAGCCGTTCGTGGGATTTACCTGGTGGAATACCCACAATTTTTCAGGAAGAGTCCAGATTCCTAAGAAGATGGTCCCTACTAATAACCTACCCTTGGTGTCTTCAGCCAGTCGGCCCTAACCCTCCTCAAGTAGACTTTACGCCCTCTTAAACGTTATTCAGCCAGAACGATAAACAAGTTGCAACTTGCTCATTGCTGCTGAATGATATCTATATTATACCATATTCCAGACTAAAAGTCAAGGGATAATTTGGTATAAAACTCACTTTTTTTCAAATAAGATAGATTAATTAGACTATCCCATTGAGGCATTTTCTCTGATAATTTGTTAGTATCATCAGGATTAACCTTTATAAACTCTATATCTTGGTATTTAACCATAACACGACCCATTTGTATTACCCAATTTTGTGGTGTTACAGAATTTTCATCATGACTTAGATAGCCATATGTACCTTTGTATAAGTTATTAATAAAATCTGTTGTACTGTACATGTCCATACCAATTAAATAGCATTTCTTAGGTTTTTCTACTTGACAACCTATGTACATTGCTGTCGCACCAGATGACCAACCTGGATCTTCCGGTCCACTTCTATCACCTTCCCAAGCAGGACCATAATATTCTGCCATTATGTCTTTTAATAAAGTTATGTTCATATCTGCAAGACCATATGTCCAAGTGATATATACGTTTTCAAAACCATCACCTTTCCATCTATCATTAGGTCTATCTTTATTTACAGTAGATTGACCATGTATGACAAAATTAGCATACCAATTTTCTGGTGTGTGTTTCCATTCTCTTATGGTTGGTTCTTGCATGTTACTTGTTTGTGCCTCTTTCATCATTTCATAATGTTCGTTAGGCATGTTTTCCCAATCACGAAAATATACTTTATTCTCATCACAATAACCACTACGATATATTTCATGTTCTAACATAGGATCTACTGCAATAAGACCATCTAGTTTGTGTTCACGATACATGGCATTACAACCATAAACTTTACCTTTTGTTTTAAGTAAATCAACATCAATGTCTTTACGACTTTCACCATTACCTAATACAAATAAATTTTCTGTCATTTGATCATGTTCCTTAGTGTTAGTTTCATTCTCTCTTTGTTGTATGTTAGAAAAGGTGTGTATTTTAATATCTTCGTTCTCAAGGTAGGCCATATTATATCATCTGTTATTGTGTTGTTAAATTGTTTTGTATAGTTTAATAAGTTGTTTAATATACATAATGTCTCTAACGATATTCTTTTTGCTAAATATGTTTTGATTAAAATTGGATGTTGTCCTCTCGTAACCTTAAATATCTTGTCAAAGTTCTTATCACTCTTTCGTAATAACTGTTCCATATCTCGTTCAAAGTAATATGCCAATCCATCAACTCTTTTTTGTCTTTCCAAATACACATCATTGTTCATGTCCTTAATGTAAGGAGATTTATTAGATACGAAATTGCTAACAAAATAGTCCACAATACGATCACCGTATTTTCTTGCAGCCTTAACAAAAAAGTATCTATCATTACGCTGTATAAACGTTTCGTATTTAGCATTAGTTTCACCATTATACTTAAAGAAATCGTATCCGTCTTTTGTAAAATGTAACTTAATACTGAGGTACTTTTTATATGCTTCATATCCTTCATTCATCTATACAGGTAGTGTTGCTGTTTTAGGTAAAAAATTTAATTCCTGTGCGTTCATTTTAATTTTATCTTTTAGTGTTCTATTAATTAAATGTGTAATCTGTTCTGGTTCTATTTCTTTTTCTTTACAATAATCTAATACTGCGTCCATGTGTGAAAGTCTTTTTTTACTTGCTAATTTCTCTATTACTAGAGCAAATTGTTTAGGTGTCATTGTTTTCATCTTTCGGATAATTTATTTTATGTTCTCTCGTGAGACCATCATCAAAATTAACATAATTTGCTTTATGTTCTTTTGTTTCATCATAAAGAATAGCACAAATTATAGCATAGTTTGCCATATCAATAAGTGTGTCTCTTATGCTCTCGTCTTTTACTTTTAGTTCTTCTTGTTTAACAAACGACATCAAGCGACTAAATTTATCACCTATTCTTATTGCACAACCTTTCCATGCAGGTATGCCACCCATTTCACAAGTTCTAAAATTTTTAAATACATCTTCTTGTGAGGCATAATCATGTCGTTTCATATCATGAACCTCTTTCATATTTTCTAATAGACTATAAAATGATTCACTTTGTTTCATTATTTTTCCTAACTACTGGATTATAAATTTCTCTTGCTGCGTCTGAACCAGATAAGTATCCAATTCCATATGCACATAGTACCAGAATAAAAACTGGCAACATTATTTCAATTACTTCCATCATATCTTCTCCTTTTATTGGTATCCCTTGCTACGTTTTCTATTCCACCTTTTCAGGTAGTTTACTTGCATTAGCAAGGGAAGTGTTTACTATATCTAATAGCAATTCTGTGTTAAAGTTCCAATTTATACCATATGACAATAAACAAGTCTCATTTGTTTGTGGTAGGGTTAAATAAAAAACACCTTTTCTAGTATCCGTATTATACCACATTGACATAGTTCCTAAAAATTGTCCATCAGGTTGACCTTGTGCTGTTACATCACTACTGCCTAAAAACAACATGTTAAATGTGTTCATGGTAGTTAGTAAAACATTATATGAATTACCACAATAGACTGGTACTGGTTGTACTCTTAACAAATCTGGTGGAAAAATTTCATCAGATTGTGCTTTGTTTAATCCTGCATACACCAAACCTAAAAACAATATTATTGCACTTATACCTAATGTTGATTTAACAAATTGTTTCATTACATTATTAACTTTGTATCAGGTTGTACCAAATTTGTAGTATTTGATTCATATGCTTTAAGTATATTTTCACCTGGATTAGTTGTACAAATTATGTTATCTTTTTTTACCATAATAATCTCATCTTCACTATAAGGTATGTATGGTTGAAAACCTATTCTTGTATTCTCACCTGGTTTACCTTGTATAGGTATTAATACAAAAGGTTTTTTAATTGCCGTATGTGTTGTTGTGTGTTCTTTTCCTTGTGGTGCGCCTACAACGTCTTCACCTGTCGTTAATCTGTATAATTTAATTGACATTATTTTCCTCTATCCATTTGTAAAAGTTTTCTACTGCTTCTTTTAATCTAGGCAAGTAATCAACTTTGTTTTTCTTAAATACTTGTGTTGTACCTTCTTCCGTAGTAACTAATATTACAACTTGTGTAGGTTCTTCACCAAAATGCTCTTTATACATTTCAGCATAAGCACTACCTTGAATAAAGTAGTTCTCAATCCAGTCTTCTTTTTTTTCTTTTGTAGATGTTTTAAAATCTATTATTGATAAGACACCATCATATTCTCCAATACAATCTACACGACCTGCGACAGTATAATTTTCTGAAAACATTTGTGCTTCTTGTAATCGTATATTATTTATTTTTGCTAGTTCAGGTTTTAATACATCAAACATCATTCTAGGTAAGAATTGTTTTTTATATTTGTCAACCTGTGTTAAATCAACATTATTTAAATAGTCTTCGACCATGTTATGTACTGCTGTGCCACGATTGGCAGCCTGTATCATTACATGATTGGCAACTTCTTCACCAACTCTTTTTCTCCACTCATGTAATCCTTTCTTATCTCTAATTGATAAGACGGTTGTAATTGATGGATATGCTTTTTTAGTTTCTTGGTGTTCGTAAAATCTCTTGCCATTTACATTTTTGGCTTTGAGTGGTGGTAAATCTCTTATTGGTGGTTGGTGTATAAACATTATATTCTCACTTATTTAAATTATATTATATCAGGTCTTGACTAAAAAGTCAAGGGTTAATCTCTAGTAAAAAACGGATCTGGTTTTTTATTAGTTTTCTGTATTTCTTGTAATACTTTCATAAACTTGTCAAACTCTTTATGTGCGGTATATCTACCCACTTTATATGCAATAAAAAGAGATAAACAAGCAATAATTGTATGTGTTACTGCGTCCACGTTTTTGCCTTTTCAGTTACTTCATCAACTCGTCTAGTCCAACCTCTACCAAAAGTCTCAAATGTAGATAGACTTCCGTAATAGTTATGTCTTTCAGATTGATATTGGTCTATTGTAGTAGAAACACCATATTTCTCTACATGGTCATTAATACATTTTATAGTATTTGGACCTATGCCGCCATCAACTGTGGTATTTACTAATCGTTGTATAAATTTTGCAGCACGACCAGGACCAGCATTGACAGCAAAGTCAAAGATACATAAATCTAAACCTTCTGGTAGATCGTCACCTTTTACTCTATCCCAATAATTTTTTTTATATATTGGTTCAACATCTTCTTTTACTAATTCTTTCATTTCTTTTTCACCACCAAAGTCTTCGTAAACTCTTTTAGTTACGCCAAGGTTTGTTTCGCCACCTGGATCTTTTGGATGATTTACATATCCACCTTCATGGTGTAATATGACTTCTAATGCTTCTGAAAATTTATTACTCATTGTAGTGTAATCCCATCTTTATTTTTTCTATTAGATAACTTTTTAACATACCACTTCGTACTATGTCACCAAGATCAAATTCAATACAATCAATTTCTTTCATTGCTTGCATTATATTAACAAAATCTAATATACCGTTTCTGTCATTTGTTTTTGTTAAGTCTGTTTGCTGAATATCTCCAGCAAATATTATTCGTGTATTCTGACCAACTCTAGTCATAATAGTATCTAACTCGTGAAAGTTTAAATTTTGACATTCATCTACTATTATTACACCATTATCAATTGTAATACCTCGTAAGAAACTTGTTGATAAAAAATCAACTGTTCCTTGGTTTCTTAAATCTGTATATAATCTATCAAACTCAGCGTCTGAGCCTCGTTGAAACATAAATCGTACCATGTTTTGATATGGTACTTGATACAGATATGATTTGTCCTCCTCATCACCAGGTAAGAAACCTATGTCTCTTGTTGGTAATAATGAGCGAACAATGTAAACTCGTTCTCGTGGTGATTTAGGATCCAACACATCTTTTAATGCATTATATAACGCAACAAAAGTTTTACCTGTTCCTGCCACACCATAAAGAAAAAGGTTCTGACCTTTTTCATAAGAAGCAAATACTTCTTTTTGATTATCGGTTATTGGTTTTATCGTGTTTAATTCGTTTGACGATATATTTAATTTTTTTTTACTTACCATAATTTTTTCACCGTTTTAATGAGCGACAACTCAGCTTACGTTTCGGATTCTGTTTACCAGTGTATGATATTCCTACCAATGTGCTGTTGTCTATCTAATTCTATTTATATTTTTGCCTTTGCTCTGGCTCTATGTTTTTCTAAAACCTGTTTTGTTCTCGCTTCTTTTATACCTTTTCGTCTATATCTATCTGCTAAATTACTACTAGGATGTTTCTCTGCGATACGATTTAAATGATCTTTCCAACCACTATCTGTTTTACTATCAATTTGCCCTACATTTGATACAATGTTCATTTGTGTAGGTGGTAATAAAGTAATATGTTTCTTTTCAATAAACTCTTCCATTTCTGCAATAGTCATTAACTCCTCATATTCTTCTTTTGTCTTTTTATTATAAAATCTATATGTTGGCATATTTTGTTATCACCTTATCTAGTATATAATACCATACTCCATTTATTGCTGGTTCTATTAATGCAACTGTTCCTGCTTCAATCCAATCTGCACCTGTTATGCCTCTTACTACAAACGCAGCAATCAGAATATGACCACAAGTATAAACTCCAGCACGACCTAAACTTGTTCTTAATATTTTCTTAATCATAATCCTGCTATCTCATATTTTCTAATTACATTTTTTGTAGGTATAACAGTAGTGTTACCACCATCTGCCAAGTTACCTTTATCGTCATAATTATAATCAGACATTAATACATGTACTTTTTTATCATTCTTAACTAACCAACCTGTTGATACACAAATTGCTGGTTTAGAATCCTGGATATCTTTTAAATCACGCCAACCACTATCGCTTTGTATATCTTCCCAATAGACAAGATAAAATTTAAAATGAAATGGTATTGGTGGTTCGTTCTTATGAAATTCTTTATGATTATTTTTTTTCATTCATTTTTTCCCCAATTGCATACAACATTAATGTTATGAATAATAAATCTGCTAGTATAAATCCTAATAATATATGTGTTATCATGCCACTCCTTCAGCAAACCATTCTGGCGTATCTCGTTTTGTCCACTTAGCAAAATATGCCTTTGCTTCTATATAGTAGTTTTTATAAGATTGTATAGAATCCCCTGGCACTATACATTGTGGATAATGTTTCATTGCAGGTGGCGGATCTTTCCAATCTACTACTGGTATTTTATTTGGTACATTTTCTAACAATTGATTTAACAATAAATTAGTGGAATGAACCTTACCATATCTATGTGTGTACTCATGACCTAGTTTTTTAAATAACCTATATAACCATTGATAGTGTAATTTGTTTTCTCTAACCCAAACTGCTGAAGGATGATTATAATGACATGCCTTGTAAATAACTTTATCTGCATTTGGATTTTCTAATTTATATCTTTTTATTTTTCTATTATTTTTACCATAATCTATCCACTCAACACCATCTAACATTCTTTGTGCTGTCGATAATAATTGAGCATATTCAACAATCATTTTTACAACATGTTTATCAACATGTTCTTTGGCTGCTTGTTCTGGGTCTTTAGATAGAAAAAAGATATTCATTATTGACACTCCTTATTTTTATAGTTATCTGGTTGCAATGAACATTTATATTCTTTATCTGCCTTCATTCTTATTTCTGCTGAAATACTATCGAAGATAGCAGGTAAACTTTTAAATAGTTCATTTGTAATGTTAATTGACATTTGATGTATTAATCTAGCTGTTTCATCTTTAACGACTTCACCTGTTTCGTGTGATTTTACATTATGAGCAAAAAACAATACCCAACAAAATAAACTTAACGCTAGTATACCATATAATTTCTTCATTGTCAACCCCTAATAATATTTAACATTTAACATCATAGCATACAACTTATGAAACCAGATATACTTCATGTCTTCTGGTGCATTGTTATATGCATTTTCAAGATTTGAAACTCTTTTCCAAAATAAATTATAATTCATATTTTCCCTCTATGTTATATTTGATTACTTTTTTTACTAATTCTGTATATGTTTTTTTTGTTGCATAACCATCTAGAGTATCCACAAGATCATAAACATTAGCATTTTGTGCTCTCAACTCTCTAAATTTTTCATAGGCAAAAACTGTATTTAATATTCTAACATATGCTTTTACGCTATCACATTTTGTATCGTAAACTTTTACACCCCAACCAATCCATTTGTTTTGATCCCAGGTTACTGGTAATAACCATTTACTATCTTTACTAAATGTACGAATACCAAATAGATTATTACCTTCGTTGGCAAATCTACTTGACCCCCAACCAGTTTCCAATACTGATTGTGCGATTAATATTTCTTTTGGTATGTGTTGTGATACTGGTAAGTCTTTGTAGATATAATCTACACAAGCATTTAAACTTGAAACAAATGTATCTTTATTTGTCGTATCAATAACTGGTTCTAAATCTACCATTGATACTTTTTCGACAGGTACCTTAATTGTAATTTCAAGTGGTACTGAAACTGTCTGTACGTCTTTATGTTTTATATCTGTAAATGCAACCAAGTAACAACCTGCAATTGCAATTAGAGATAATAAGATTTTCATTTTCATAGTCGACCTCTCTACTATTTATTTAACACCTTCAAGGTATTCTTCTACCTCGTCAACATCATTAAAACCAATTAAGTCCCAGGCAATATCTGCCTCTTTACATTTTACCATTGCGTCTGCAACTGATAAAACACCTGACTTAACTTTCTTTTCGATACCAAACAGAAAATCCTCTGCTTGATCCCATAACCAATTTTTAACTTGTCCCATAATGTATATCCTTTCGATTAATATTTGTTATAAAGTGAGAAATTTGAAGCATAGTTCATATGCATATAAGAAGGGTCTCGTCTATAATTAGACGTTGAAGCACCTCTATATCTAATTCTAATAGGTAATTTAAATTTTGAAATAAGTTCTTTGACAGTTTTTAGATATTTAATGTCAATTTTTTTAGCAAGGGAAACCTCACTACCCATAGGGAAATAAAATGGGATTTGTTGTTCGTATAACGTTTCAAATAGTTTTGTTTTATAATTCATAATGATTCCTTTCGATTTCATAAGACTATAATACACCATTTAGGGGTAAAAGTCAAGGGAAAAACCAAATAAAACCAAGAAATAAACCCTTGAAAAACAAGGGTTTTTGAAAAAAAACAAGGGGGTGCGACATTCTGTCGCATGTAATTTAG